AGTTGCTCTGGAACATCGTTGATAAACGAAACAGAGTTCATATAAAACTACTCAGATTCCTAGGGTTCAAATTTTTACGGGAATTAAAACACGGACCTAATAATTTATCCTTTATGGAGTTTGCTCGTGTGTTTAGGAGCCGGTGCGAAAGCACGAAATGAGTCAGCGCGAAGACGCTACAAATATGAAAATGAGCGTAGAGAAAGAAATTGGATGCAAACGATATCCATATACAACGCTCAAAAAGTTAAATATGAAGAAGACGTACAAAACGCTAGTTTAGCTCAGGCTCAAGCAAAGGTCGATCAGCAAGAAGCAATGGATCTAGCTAGAGGTGAAGCACAGATTAAGTACGCTGAACTATTTAGAAAATTACAAGAAGATAGCACTTATGGAAAATTAGTAGCAGCTGGTCAAACTGGTCAATCTACTAGAAGAAGAGGTGTATTAGATTATGCAAAATACGGCAGAGAAGTAAGTGACATTGCTAGAAAGCTAACTCTTAATGACAGAGAATTAGCTCGTAAGAGTTCTGCTGATATAGCAAAATACAAGCAATTTAAAGATCAGGCATTTGCCAAAGTTGCATTTCAACCTATTCCAGATGTTGCACCACCACAACCAGTTATGGAAAATGTTGGAGCTGCAATGTTTATGGATGCTTTATCTATTGGATCATCTATAGCCACAGCTGGTGGAGCCGGTGGATTTGGACTATGGGGGGTTTAAATAATGACAAACAGTTTTTTTAATTTTACAGAAGCTCCTGACTTTGCTTCAGCTATTGCTGATACATATGGTTCTGTTAATGAAAGTTATGACAGACGTGAACAGCTAGAACGGGAGAACGATAAAACTCGGGAAAGAAATGCCGAGATGCCATTAGAGGTAATTAAAGCATTAATTGAATTTTCTCCAAAGGCAAAACAAATTGCAGATGGTTTAGCTGATAGAAAATATAATAGAGATAATACAAAAGAAAATCCTCTATTAGATTCTGAAAAATATGATTTATATGATAAAGCTATTAAATCTACAACAAAAATAAATAAGATCAATCAACAAGTTAAAGGTGAAGCTTTTAAAAATGAAGATCTTATAACTTTAGAAATGCTTGAACTAGATGGGGTTGAGCAATCTAGAATAAGAAATGTTGTATTTGAAAATTCCAGATTAACTTGGGCTAATGCATGGGCTACTTATAAAAATGCTAATTTTAAAAGTGGCTTTAAAAATATGGCACACGCTAATGAAGAATTTTTAAAATGGCGTGCAAATATTGAAGAGAATCTACATGGTACAGGTTTTAATAATAGATTTATTAAATATCGTGGAGATGCAACTTTTAAAAATATACAAAGAAATTTCTTACAAACAGAACAGAAAGCTATCCTAACTAAAAAGGTAACTGATGAAAATAATTTACAAATTAATCAAATAGCAAATATTGGTAAAAGTGAAAATCCATACCAAGCATTTGTAGATTGGGCTGATACTAACCAAGGTACTCATAACAATAATATGGGTGACACTATGAGGTGGGGTCTCAGTCAAATGGTTACTTTAGTAAAAAGTGGTCAGATGAACCCATCAGTTCCAGAAGGAATATTGTTTTCAGCACTTAAAGCAAAGGGAGATAAAGAAAGATTAGTTTTTGAAAAATTAGGTGGAAGTGAAAAAGGTAAGATTGAAATAGATAGCATGTTGCGTGCTTTAGAAAGTGCGGAGAAAGCTTACTACGAAAACATCCAAAATAAATATACTGTCTACAGTAAAAAATTTGCTGCGGGTATACAACAAATAGAGAATGACCAAGGCAGACGTATGACTAAGCTTGAGTTAGCTCAACACATACAGGCAAATTGGAGTATTAAAGAAGGGGGTAGTAATATTCCTGAGTTTGTTAAAAATAGACTTGCTAAAGAAACTGGTGATGACAGAGTTATAAAGGCAGAACTAGATTACAAACTCAATGAAGGTATACCTATTACAGAAAAAGAAGTTCTTAAATTAAGTGACCCATTTCTTGAAGCACAATACTTACCTAAAGTTAAAACTGGTAATCCATTAGCACCGTCTAAAGATTTCCAAAGTTTAGCTATGAATCAAATTAAAGGTTATGCAACAAAACATGCTAAACAACAAGGTGTAGCCCCTGGAAAAGAGTCAACACAATGGAATAACATTGTGGAGAATGCTGAACGTGAGTATCCATTATTCTTCGCTAAACATATGCGTACAGCTGATAGTGCAGTAGATGCACATATTCTTGCTTTAGGTGATATACAAAAAAGAGTTGAAAGTGATGTATACAATGAGTTAGTTGCAAGTATAAGTGCAAATAAACAAAGAAATTTAGATTTAATTAAAGCTGAAGAACATATAAAAACTATTGATCCAAACATCATAAACACAGGTCTTATATTTGGTAGTGAAGAAGTAATTAAAGAATCTAGTTTATTACCATTAGGTCAAACACACTTATTTTATGATCAACTTGCAGCTAAAATTCCAGGCGTAACTGGAGCTGAAATTCAATATAAACAATTAGAAATTTATAACAAAGCAAATGGTTTAGAAAAACCTGTTAAATCTGATGTTTTACTTGCCTATGAAAAACTAGATCCACAAGTTCAATTCTATCTATCTCATCACCCAACTCCAGCAAAAGTAGCTAGAGCAAAAATCAAAGCATTTAAAGATGATGCACAGATTGATTACGATGAAATTTCTTTCTTGCTGCCAGAAGCACAAGCAGAAATAGAGAAACAAATTAAAGAAGATGCTGTTGGATTTGCACGTAATCTTTCTTCTGAAGAATTTTTAAATTTACCAGAAGATATGCAAGAAAGTATCTTAGGACCTACTCCACAACTAGGTAAGCTTGAAGCCCGTAAAGGTGATTGGCAGAGAACTGATCGTGGCACATTTATAGTGTTTAACGGAAGTCAGTGGGTAGAAAGAGGTGTATTTGCTACAGGTAACAAACAACCATTCCAAGGAGAAATAGACGAATATCTCGATAGAGACAAAGTACGAAGAAAAATTTAATTACTACGGTAATGCATTATGAGTTCTGATTATCAGATTGACATTGATGCTCAAGCTATACAGGATTCTGCACTTGAGTTCAATGAGATATATGAGGAGAATGAAAAGATAGAAGCTCAAAAAAAAGAGCAAGAACTTTTACTCCAACAACAACAAGAACAAGCTACGGCTGAGTTCAAAGATCCAAGAGATAAAGAAGGTGGCGGAGGACTAAGAGGAGTTTCTAAGGAAATTCGATCTGCTATAGGTGGAGGATTGCAAGATACTGCATCTTCTGTCGTCACCTTACCTGAAAGAGCCATTGATATGTTCAGTGGTGAAATGGTACAAGAGCAACAAACTGAAGAAGGTTATGGTGCTGAATGGGATGACTGGTTTGTAAATGATGCAAACCCAATAGAAACTAAAACATGGTGGGGAGGTGCTCTACGGAGTCTTGTTCACTTTGGTTCGATGGCTGCTGCCATTATTCCAGCTGCAAAAGTAGCTGGCGTGACAGCTGCAACTACTGCACTCGGCAGTTTAGTTAGAGGTGCTGGAATTGGTGCGGTCTCTGATGTAGTTTCTAAATATTCTCAAGAAGATAATGGTCTTGGTATTTTAAGAGATCGTTTTAATTTTATTGATACACCACTATCTACAAAAGAAGATGACCACCCTTCAATGAAGACATTAAAGAATGTCGTAGAAGGTATGGGTATCGGTGTGATTTTTGATGGCGTAGGTATGGCTTTAGGTAAAGGTTTAAGGAAAACTCGTGTTAAACCTAATAAACCACTACAAAACTTACCAACCTCAAAATTACAAAAAGAATTTCAACAGGAATTAAGTAAAATAACTGACCCTGATGAAATGGTTGAAGTTAGACAAGTAGAACAATTAAATAAGGATTCAGTAGTTGCTTGGAGTATTTATCAAAATCAAAGGGGAGTAATGTCTTTTGATTGGGAAATAGATGGCAAGCTTGGATCTAATGTTGGAAAACTTGAAAAACAATTTGCAAGCTATTTAAAGAATGATGTACCTAATGGAACAGTTATTAAGGTAAATGCATCAAATGACACTTTGTGGGGTGCTAGTCAGGCACAACTAAGACAAGGTGGAAATATACGTGAGAGGTTATATAAAAAATATGGCTTTGGGTCAAGCGGTATTATGAAGGAAGATGGTGTTGAAATGTTTGCTGTTAAGACACCTGAAGGATTAGTACCAGCTAGCAGTCTGAAAGAAGCAGAAGAAATTCAACAAAGACTTTTACAAGGTACTGATTTTATTGAAGATGGTACTCAAGATGCTGTTGAAAAAGCTATGTCTAGAGAAGCCAATGTTAATGCACAGATAGGAGAAAAAGCTGCACTGCAAGCTCAAACAATGAGAGGACAATATGGTGGTTATAAAAACAAACCAATTTCTGATCCTTGGCAAGCATCTCCTAACTCAACAGGCAAACCAGCTGATATCTATTACCAAAAACAAAGAATAGATACTGACTGGGGTTCACAACATGGTTCTACTGATAGTCCATTTACACAGCGTCAAATAGAGAATCTTTCTGAAAGTGCAGATATTGCAGAAAAAGAGATGGTAGACATGCTTAAACCATTTATGTCTGATGCAAGAATCAAGGCAGAAATTCAAGCGTTAAAGCAAGGTCAAACATTAGCAGATAAATTCTATGACTCTATTAGACGAGCACATGAAGTAATGCATGGTAGAGAACGTCTAGAAGATATAGATCCAGATATGTTTGCTGCATTTGATGCTAGAAGTGACACTATTAAAGGTAAAAAAGTATGGCAAACAGCTGATGTTTTAGCAGCTGATTTTGTTATTGGTGCATTATTTAGAAAAGCTAGAGATCATGGTATTGCGGGTAGAGAACTATTTGACATTGCTGATTTGGCAGATGTAGATGGTCCTACTAAAGCTTTATACGACACTTTAGTTGGTGGGATAATTCAAAGAAAAATAGCTTCATACACACGAGGTATGGAACTTAAAAACCTTGATGTTCGTAACCCAGCAAATAAAGCACAGATGAAAGAAGCTGTAAATGCTGAGATAGAGAAAACAAAAACTGCATATCAAATAGCTTTTAAATATGCTGGCGATAATCAAGATGACAGTTTGTTCAGAGCATATTATGAAGCTGTCTCAATGAGTAATGACATTCATAACTTTGATGATTTTGATGCATTTATAAAGAGAAAGCTTAAAGGTGGAGAGTTAAACGGCAAGGTTAAATCTGGTGTTCTTATAAAAGAGCTACAAGGTGTGATGATCAATAGTGTTCTTAGTGGACCTAAAACTTCAGTAAGAGCAATTATGGGTACAGGAACTGCTACGTTCTTAAGACCTTTTTCACAAGTTATTGGTTCTACTATTACTGGTGATAAAACCACACAACGTGCTGCGTTAGCTGCAATGAGTGGAATGATGGAATCTATTCCAGAAGCTTGGAAAGTGTTTAGTACAAAGTTAAATTCTTACTGGTCAGGAGATATCTCAACCATCAAAACTAGATTCAATCAAAGAACTAGAGGAGATGAACAATGGGCTATGCTTGGTGACTGGGTAGAGAATAGTGGGGAGGCAAGTGGCTTAATTGAATTTAAAGGGATGATTCCGACATTAGGAGATAAAGCTGCATATTATATGGCTAACATGGCTAGATCTTTAAATGACAATAAGTTTCTTACTTATTCAACAAAGATAATGGCTGCTACTGATGATACCTTTGGTTTCTTATTAGCTAGATCAAGAGCGAAAGAAAAGGCAATGCGCCTTGCTATGGACCAATTTAATAAAGGTAATATTACTGAAATAACTCCAGATCTTTTAAAAAATGCACAAGATAGATTTTATTCACAAATAACAGATGCTGACGGTAACATCTCAGAAGCTGCAACTTTGTTTGCTAAGAAAGAAGCTACATTAACAACTGACTTAACAGGATTTTCTAAAGGTTTAAATGATGTATTTGAAGCAGCACCTTGGGCTAAACCATTCTTCTTGTTTGCAAGAACAGGTGTAAACGGTTTATCTCTTACTGCTAAACATACGCCAGGTTTTAACTTTTTAGTTAAAGAATGGAATGATATAGCTTTTGCTGATCCTAATAATTTAAAAGGTTTACAGAAATACGGAATCGAAACAGCAGAAGACTTGGCTAATGCAAAAGCATTGCAAGTTGGAAGATTAGCTATTGGTAGTTCTGTTATTTCTATGGCTGCACTTCACTTTATGAATGGTGGTCTTACTGGTAATGGACCAGCTGATAGACAGAAAAGACAGGCATGGATAGATGCTGGATATAAACCAAGAACTATTACTGTTGGAGGAGTACAGGTTAGTTATGATTCATTTGAACCATTTAACCTAATACTTTCCACTATTGCTGATATTGGTGATTACAGCCAATTAATGGGTGAAGAGTGGACTGAAGATAACTTCCAAAAATTAGCTTTAGTAGTTGCTCAAGGTATATCTAGTAAATCATATCTTGCTGGTATACAGCAGTTTGTAGATTTATTTGGAGGTCAAGCTGGTTCATGGGAAAGAATTGTTGCTGGATTAGTTAATAACCAAATACCACTGTCTTCTTTAAGAAATGAATTAGGTAAAGTATTTAACCCACATATGAAAGAGTTAAATTCCGGTATACAAGATGCTATTAGAAATAGAAACTTAATTACTGAAGGATTAGATCCTGAAGGTGGACTACCAACTAAGTACGACATGCTTAATGGTCAACCTATAAAAGATTGGGATTTTCCAACTCGTATGTTTAACGCATTCAGTCCTTTCTATGTAAATTTAGATCAAAGCGAAGGTAGAAAACTTTTATTTAATAGTGGTTATGACATGAGAATGTCAACCTACTCATCTCCAGATGGTATTGATCTTAGTGATAATGCACGTCTTAGATCTTTATACATGAAAGCTATAGGAGATCAAAACTTAGAAGCTAAATTAAATAAGTTAGCTAAAGATCCTAGAGTTATTGCATCTATTGAAAAAATGCAAGCTGATCTTAGAGCTGGCAGACGAGAGATGAATCCGAGAACTGCATACGTTCATAACAAAATGATTCATACATTATTCTTAGATGCTAGGAAAAAAGGCTGGGCAATGGTTCGCAATGATCCTGAAGCATTAGAGCTGTATCAAGAAGACAAGAGAATCAATATACAAAATCAAACTTCATTAAATCAAACAAGTAATTATACATATCAAGAAAGAGACAGTAATCCATCCGATTTACTTCTGCCCTACAGATAAACAATCCACTCGCCACAACACAACTAAATAACTAAACGTTTGTAAAAACAAATGGCGACAACTGAACATTTTAGAAACGGAGGGGGTACAACCTTACCGTTTACTTTCCCAATTCTTGCGAATAGCGATTTAAAAGTAGAAATTTATAACGCTACGTCAGGAGTATGGGATCTCAAAACTGAAAACACAAGTGGTCAAACGGATAATGACTACACAATATCAAACACAAATGTAGTATTTAACAGTGCTACTCCATCAGGAACAGAGAATGTACATATATATAGAAATACAAATGTAGATAATCCCGCAGCTGTTTATGCCGCTGGTTCTTCTATTCGTGCAGTTGACTTAAATAATAACCAAACACAAATTTTATATTCTTCTCAAGAAGCTGTAGGACAGCTTGTAAGAGAAACAGACCTTAAAGATTCAATAGTAACATCAGCTAAAATTGCAAATGGAACTATTGTTGACGGTGATATAAATGCAAGTGCAAATATAAATGGTTCTAAGTTATTAAACGATTCTGTAGCTTTAACAAAATTAGGTTCAGGTTCTTTACCAACAGACATAACAGTAGCAAGTTCAAACATTGTTAATGGAACAATTGTTGATGCTGATATAGCAACTGGAACTTTAGACAACAGATACTATACCGAAACTGAATTAGATGCTGGTCAACTAGATAATAGATACTATACTGAAACTGAACTTAATGCTGGTCAACTAGATAACAGGTATTACACAGAAACTGAACTAACTAATGGGCAATTAGACGGTAGATATTACACAGAAACTGAACTAACTAATGGGCAATTAGACGGTAGATATTACACAGAAACCGAATTACTAAACGGTGCATTAGACGGAAGATACTTTACAGAAACTGAAGCAGACGCTAGATACTACAATTTAGCAAGTGCTGAAGAAATACAATCAGGCGAAACCTGGACTGCCGCTGACAACAAAGTTGCTACTACAGCTGCTATTGATGCGAGAATCATAGATCTAGTAGATGATGTAGGCGGCTTTGTACCAATAGCAAATGAAACAAGTTTTCCTAATGCTAACCCTGATGTAAATAATGGTGCTGGTACTTTAGTTAGTATCAAAGCTCTAAGTACAGCTTATACATCTAATGGTAGTGGTACTTTTACTATTTCTAACGGAACTGTTGGAAACTCAACTGTAACTGTTAACGGAGCTACAGCAAGCACTACTTTTGCTGCTGGCTTTGGAATGATATTAGAGACTACTACTACTCTTAATACTTATACTTTTCATAGACTTGTACCAAAGGCAACTGAAGTAACTACTGTAGCTGGTAGTACAACTAACATTAATATTGTAGCTGGTGAAATAAGTCCAACAAACAACATATCTGCGGTAGCAAGTGTAGCAAACAATTTATCTGCCTTTGATGCTACTTTTAGAGGACAGGTAACAAATGTAGCTAACGATGCAACTGATATAGGTAATGTCTCAGGCAGTATTGCAAACGTAAATACTGTCGCTGGTATTTCTTCTAACGTTACAACAGTTGCTAATAACAACTCTAATGTTACTGCTGTAGCTGGTAATGCAACAAATATAAATACAGTTGCTGGAATATCTGGAAACGTAACTACTGTTGCTGGTAATAACAGTAATGTAACTACTGTTGCTGGAAGTATCGCTAACGTAAATACAACAGCTGGGTCCATAGCAAATGTAAATACTACAGCCGGTTCTATAGCGAATGTAAATACAACTGCTGGCTCAATAGCAAACGTTAATACTGTTGCTACAAACATTACTAATGTTAATAACGCTTCAACATATTTAAATAACTTCTTAGCTCTTTATTTAGGTGAAGCATCTACCGCTCCTTCCGTAGATACTTTTGGAAATGCTTTAACTGAAGGAGATTTTTATTTTAATACTGTTAATAAACAACTACAGGTATTTAACGGAAGCGTATTTACAAGTATTTTTGCTTTTGCTTTTGAACTTGAAAAGTTAGCAACAACAGCTTTCAACGCTTTGTACACCGCTGCTGTAGGTCAAAACTCTATCAATTTAGGTGGACTTGCAATAACAGGTGCAGTTTTTGAAGACGAAGAAATTGCAACAAATCGTATATCACTCACAAAAGGATCAGCAACTTACAACTTAGGAGGAATTTAACATGCCAGATCAATTACAACTTAGAGGTGGAACAACCACCGAACATAACTCGTTTACAGGTGCATCAAAAGAAGTTACCGTAGACACAACAAAGAAAACATTAGTAGTTCATGACGGAGCTACTCAAGGTGGTACTCCACTAATGAAAGAGAGTGGTGCTACTGCTGCATCTACTGTTCAGATTGGTACAGGTGGAATTGAAAGATTAAAATTAGGTTCATCTGAAGTTGTTGTTAACGAAACAGGAACAAACACAGATTTTCGTGTAGAAGGTGATAATAATATAAATTTATTGTTTTGTGATGCTGGGAATGATCGGGTTGGTATTGGTCTAAATAATCCAGCAAGTACTTTAGAAGTTAATGGTGCAACAAAATCCAATGTTAATGCTAATGATGGTGCTTCCACAGCTATAAGAACAGCAAATAGTGGTACTGGTACAACTATTGCTTCTTATGGTTTTGCTTCTGGTAACTCACAAAAAGCAAGTATAAGAGCACACGTTTTAGGTAATGGAGCAATGATGTTCCATAACAATAACGACACTGAAAAGATGCGTATAGATGCGTCTGGAAACGTAGGTATAGGTACAACAAGTCCAACAGCTAAATTACATATTGAAAATATTAGTGGTGATTCACACTTAGTACTAAAAGGTATTAATTATGGTGTTAATTACAGAAGAGGTTCAGATAATGCATTAATTGGATTTACAGGTAATGGTGGTGCTGTTAATTTAGGAGCTTCTAATTTAGGTATATCAGCACCTAATGCTGCTGGAAATATTGTTTTTCAAACAGCAGGTACAACTGCAACTGATGAACGTATGCGTATTACGCCTACTGGAAAAGTTGGAATTGGTCTTACTGATCCTGATCAAAAGCTCGAAGTTGATGGAATTATAAAAGGTAGTTCATATTTCCAAGGTGGAGCTAGTGCTACAGCTGCTAATAATTTCCATTTTGGTGCAGAAGGTGATGGAACCTTTAGAATTTATAAAGGTAATTATGGTGCTGGTACTGAACGGTTCCGTATAGATGCGTCTGGAAACGTAGGTATAGGTACATCAAGTCCTGGAAACATGCTCCATGTTTCACAAAGTGGTACAGGACAACTTATTAAAGTAGCAACAACAAGCAATAACACAAGAGCGCAAATTGAATGTGCAGGTAAAGAGGCTGACGGTACTGTTGTTAGATGTATTTTAGGTGGTGATGGTGA